TGGAGTTCAGCCAGCGAATGCAGATGAACGCGGCGGGCCTCCTTGATGGCGTCCCGGTACTGGCTTGGTACTTCGGCTGCTCGGAGGAAGAGGCTAAAGCGATGATGCCGAAGAAAAGCAAGCTTTTTGATGGAAGAAGTGACCAGATAGAGGATGAAGAGTAAGGAGGCAAAGAATGCTATCGCCTGACTACCTCGACCGCTGCGCAGATGAGACGCTGGGTATGTCTGACGAATTATCCACTTCTCTTGCGGCCGCGGTTGGTATCAGTCTGGTGAGCTTGGAAAATCTAAACTCCGAGAAAGCAATATCCAAAGCAGCGGTGCAGCTGCAGGAGGAAGCTTTACGGCGCTATGGATCTTTTCGGGCCCCACTCGATGCTGCATTGCAGGATGCGTTCTATGCTGCCGGGAAAGAGGATATTCGCGCCGAGAATGCGAGGCTGAGGCAGCATGATATGCGTCGAATCACACGGCTTACGCCGAGGATGAAGGAACTGCTGGAGAATGCATATCAGGATGCATCAGGAGATTTGCTGAACCTGACCCGGACAACGGTATCGACCTCTCAGAGCCTTTTCGTTGAAGCAGCGAACCGGGCTTTTCTTCAAGTCAAGAGTGGGAGCGCTTCTTATACAGATGCGTTGACAGAAGCCGTCAAGTCGGCGGCACGGCAAGGAACGACCGTCTTATATGACGCGGCAGGGCCGACACAGCTTGATGTGGCGATGCGCCGCGCCGTGCTGACGGGAGTAAACCAAGCCGCAGCATCGGTCACTCTTGCCTATGCCGATGAGGTTGAATGCGACTATGTTGAAACAACGGCACACGCCGGCGCACGGCCAACGCATGTTTTGTGGCAAGGGCAGGTGTTTTGCATCTCCGGCCGTGACACGGGATACAGAAAATTTGCTGAAGCGACGGGATACGGAAAAGTGGACGGGCTGTGCGGCGCCAACTGCCGTCATAATTTCTACATGTTTTGGCCGGGCATTTCAGTTCCGGTGTATACACAAGAACAATTGCAGGCGTATACGGCGGCATCCATCCCATGGCAAGGCCAGATGCTGACAGAAGCAGAAGCCCGCGCCATGCAACGGGCACGCGAGGTGCGCATCCGGGAAAGTAAGCGCACATTGGCAGTATTGGATGCGGCGTCGCGAAGTACCAACGATGCGGCGCTCAAGGCAGCATTACAGGCCGAGTTTGCCAAGGAGGCGCGATTGCTTGACCGCCGGCAGGCGAGCTTGCAAGAATTCTGCGCAGCAACCAAACGACGCATGGACACGGCACGCACGCAGGTGCATGCTATAACGGCGCCGGACGGCCGCATTATATCTTTCGACCGCGCGCTCGCGCGCAAAGCAGCTGATGTAGTATAGATGCTTCTTAAGCCCCATATGGGGCTTTTTCTTTTGGAAGGAGGGATGCGCGGCAAAGACCGCATGGACAATTTAACGACACAGGAGCCGCAGTGAGGTTCCCTTGCCCTTGGCATGGCATATAAAAGGCCCGAGAATTCCCCTTGCGCGGGGGATATATAAAAAGCGCATCCTGCGTGTCGGAGCGAACCGACGTTTAAA